CTACTAACGGCAGCAGGTTGGTGAGTTCCTGAGAATCACGGATTATCATCTTTCCAGAGATAAAAGGAGAGAACAAGTCCTCATAGATCTCAATCGTTGCAACCTGTGGAGTGATAGTAACAGCAAACCCCGACGTCGTGATAATGGTTATGTCACGAATCTGAACATCACCGGCAAAAGATAGTTTTTCGACAGCTGCCATTTTAGATTAGATCATTGAATTGAATTAGAATTTTGTTTAAGAGATTTGGTGAGATAATCTTAATTCGTCTCTTGCTCTCATTTACTTGTTGCTCATGATCATAATTGCTAATGGGTGTTGATCCGGGTTCTGTTGAATTAACAATGTAACCATCAGAGTTGATGTGATATCTAGTTGCATACATTTGATCACCATACTTGTCTTTAATATATGTCTCAAGCTGGTCGGTCGGCATTGGCCAATCTTCCAGATAGTTAAACCGCCGATTAGCGATCACGATGATCCAATGGTACAACGGAGAGCCATAAATCTTGTTTGAGATAATCTCTGGAGTCTCACCATCCATGATATCATATTCATCATAGAGAGTAATGCTATCAAGAATGGATGAAACAACTCTGATATTTTGAGTGATATCGGTTACGGTTCGAAGGACCTTCTTGCCACCAATATCATACTCATAGTAGATTGCTGGAAAATTTTGGAAATACATTCTCAATACCCATCTGCAATAGCTTGTTTGTGTAGTAGAGCAAGTTCTTTGAATTGAAGCTGAACATTGATCTGAGTTGGCATACCATCTTCAAATGTTGATAGAATACCCATTGGTGTATAGCTAATATTCATATCTGTTAATACACAAGATGTATGTCGATGAATGTTCATATTCTCTTGACCGTTTTGATAATAGTAGATATCAAACTCAGAGGGGTATGTATATAAGAAGTTGCTGGCATCTTTGAACTCAGGATGCATGTGCAACTTGAATGTCTTGATAATCGCTTGAACTTTCTGAGCTTCTTCCTTGGATCTAGGAAAGAACTGATAGTTGAATGAGAATGTTCTGAAATCAACATTACGGAACAACTGTTCTTTCTTTGGGTTGGCTGCAGTGCCAGACACTTTACCAACAAACTCACCAATGCCTTGGGTTTTTAATCCTTTGCCGACAAAGTAGTTGATACCAGCACCACCAGCGTTACCAATATCTGTAGTCGATTGACTAATATTACCCTTAGTCAATTCACTGGCTGCATTTGATATACTATCAGAAACTGTAGCTGCGGCAATCATACCAGCCATATCAGTCTCTGACCAATTTGCACTATACCTAATATTCAAGTTTGTTGGAACATGGAGTGCGATTGCCGATTCCATTCTTTTATACTTATTAGCAACCCCACCAAGAGCAGCAATAGCAGCACCAGTAACAAGAGCGCCAGTACCAAAATTAGCGCCAATTTGAGCGGCACCACCTATATCAACACCAACAATCTTCTGAACAATATCTTTACCAGATGTGCCAATCATGGACCTTGCAACATTGGTACCACCAAAAGCACCTGCAATACCAGCTGCCCCAATGACTTCACCCGATGTAAATCTACCAGAAACTTCCCCTCGCAAGTTTGGTGGAATATCAGTTACTGTTCTATTCTTGGCAGCTTCAGACCCTTTAAACAAGTATGAATCTTCATGAACATTGATATAGAAAATAACATAGTTTCCACCATATTGATTATTGGTGGAACTCATTAGATCATCTGGGTACATGAGATTCTTAATGGTATAAGAATCAGACTGGAACCAAGTGGGGGAACCTAGTTCACCAGATCTTGGTTTAAAATTGTAGAGGGGATTCTCGCCAGCTGCCATAATGGGATTCTTCTATAGGACATTTGTTAGTTCTATTTATCTATCTTATAGAGGGATTTGGTTGCATTAGGTCTAGTTGTTTTCTTGTTCCATCTGGAATAGTTGTCCAGGACTCACCAGAGGGCATCTGGGACATTCTTTAATCTTGGATGATAGATACTATATCCGGTTCTTTTTCTTATTCTGGGACATTCTAGCATTGGTTGATTTGGCTACATCAGGTCTGGTTCTTTTCTTATTCTTGTATTACCCGTGCAACGCTGCGCGTTGGTTTCACCATCTAGGTTTGGTTCTTCATTCTTCTTTTGTTCTTAGAACCCTTTAATGTATCTAATCTAGATTGTTTCCTAGATTATATTCTAGAATCTTTAATGGATTTGTCCAGAGAACTATTATAACAATTGATGTAAACCTTGTAAAATCAAATGTGATCAAATGCAGTGAAAAAATGATAAATAATTCATACAGAAAGAAACCACTAATAAAATGACCAAGTATCATCAAGGACGTTACACTCCGATCAACAAACATAAGTACCGAGGCGATATTTCCAATATCATCTGGCGCTCGTCTTGGGAGTTTAGGTTTCTTCGATGGTGTGATACCAACCCCTCGGTACTAGAATACTCATCAGAAGAGACTATCATACCTTACCGATGTGGTACTGATGGAAAAATCCATAGATACTTCTGTGATTTTCGAATCAAGGTCAAAACATCAAATGGCGACATTAGAACGTATCTGGTGGAAGTAAAACCATATAAGGAAACTCTTCCACCCAAAGAACAGACAAGAAAGTCTCGGCGATATCTTCAAGAGTCTTTCACATACATAAAGAATCAATCAAAGTGGGAAGCAGCTCGGCAGTATTGCGCTGATCGCGGCTGGCATTTCATTATCATCACAGAAAAAGAACTAGGACTTTGAATCAATGAGTACATACGCTCAAATTTTCACCAAAAACCAATATGACCTTGCCAAGATGGTCAGGCAGTCTCAGGCTTGGTTCGAACAAGAAGCCAGATTAATAAAGTCACAGGGTCGTGTCCAAGCATACTATCTAATGCGTACTGGGGCCTCCCAGAATCGCCCAGGTATCACCCCAGGTGAGATGTATATGTTCTATTATGACGCGAAGCACAAGGACACCCTGCCTTACTGGGATAGGTTCCCGTTAGTTTTTCCTTTTTCCAAGGTTAAAGATGGGTTTTTAGGGTTGAATCTTCACTATCTTCCATATCATCTCCGAGCTAGACTTTTGGATGCCCTAATGGATTTCAAAACCGATACTAGACTGGATGATAAAACAAAACTCGAGTTTTCTTGGAAAACGATTTCGGCGGCCGCTAAGTATTCGCCAGCAAAAGCTTGTGTGAAGCATTATCTTGACGATCATGTAAAATCTCAGTTTAAGAAGGTTGATTCTGATAACTGGGCTACAGCAATCCTTCTTCCAGTCAGCCAGTTTCAGGGTGCTCGTGAGCAACAGGTCTGGCAAGATTCCATGAACAAAATCTAACGGTTAATCCAAATGTTAAATGAATTCATTTCAAAAGTAAAATCTACCGGGTTAGCTAAAACCAATCGATATCGGGTAACTATCGCGACGCCTATCATAATGACTAGCCTTATGAATTCTGGTCGATTGATTACGCTATTTTGTGAATCGACTTCGCTTCCGGGTCAGGTCATATCAACAACAGAACATAATGTGATGGGTGAACATCGCGAATTCCCATATAAGAAAAATTATGATAATGCATCGATGTCGTTCTATATCGACAACAATTTTGAGGTAAAGGGTTTCTTTGACAATTGGCTGAATTCTGTTTCAAATACTCAAAATAAGATTACTTCTTATTATAAAGACTACATCGCGCCGACTGTGTTGATTGAAGTCTTGCCAATGGATTCAGAGGTTTCAACGTATTCGATAACTCTGCATGAGGCATACCCAAAGGGAATCTCCCCAATTCAATTGTCTGCAGATTCCAGAGATATCGCTAAGATTGGTGTAAGTTTGAATTATAAATATTATACAACGTCTCATGTCGCGTCAACTAAATCAATGAGTTCCATTGGTGGCACGTTATCTAATCAGCCGATGAATATTACATCTGATGCGATACAGGACCTTCAATCGTCGATCACAGCATCTGGTTTCAAAGAAACACTTTTAGATGTCAAAAATCCTGATACGAAAAAATTCATTAATGAATTACTAGGTAGATAAAATGAAAAAGCTAGATGATGTATTTGATATCGAGCCGTTTGATCGAACCGAGATTATTAGCCAATCAGGCGAGGTGATTGTGCCTGATCAGGGTAGCACGGATAAGAATATCGATTATGATTACGAAAAAACTAGAGCAAATCTTCATAGCCTTTTACAACAGGGGCAAGACGCTCTTTATCACGCGCTTGAAGTCGCCAAACAAGCTGAGTCGCCTCGACATTTTGAGGTGGTGTCGACAATGATTAAGAATTTGGCCGATATCAATCATCAGTTGCTAGATCTATCGGATAAAAGAAAGAAAATAGGATCAGATTCCAAGAAACAAGAATCATCTGGTCCTCAACAAGTTACTAACAATGCTATATTTGTCGGTTCAACAGCCGATCTGAATAAAATGCTACAGAACATTAGAGGTGAAAAGAATGGCTTTACCCAAGAATAACCTTCCCGTTTACACACTAACAGTCCCATCTACCAATAAACCGTTGAAATATCGACCATTCGTTGTCAAAGATGAAAAAGCTTTATTGATCGCTCAGCAATCCAAAGATGAACAAGTGATGCTAGATACTCTTAAACAGATTATCCAATCGTGTTCTATCTCTGATGTTGACGTTGATTCCCTTGCAACATTTGATGTTGAGTATATCTTCACCCAACTTCGAGCCGTTTCAGTTGGAGAGATTGTATCCCTAGTTTTCCGCTGTGATACATGCGAAGATCCAAATGCCAAGGCTCCAGTTGATATCGATCTACAGAAACTTAAAGTATTTGTTCCTGAAAATCACTCGACAAAAATCCCTCTGTTTGATGATGTTGGTATCAAGATGAAATATCCAACTCTATCAACAATTGCTAAACTCGGTGAAGATATTTCTCTCGATGTTATTATGGACTGCGTTGATTTCATCTACGATTCTGATGAAGTTTATAAACCACAGGATCAGACTAGGGAAGAGCTAGAGAATTTCTTTAATGAACTTACATCAGATCAGTATGAGAAGATTGAAGATTTTTTCAACACGATGCCAAGTCTAAGATATGACTTTTCATATACCTGTCCAGTATGCAATAAAAAACATGACCGCTATCTGGAGGGTCTAAGTAGTTTTTTTTAATTTTACTGCACCACGCTGATTTGTTCAATTACTATAAGTTGAACTTTGCTTTGGCGCAGTTTCATGGTTATGACATTGAGCATTTGGAAATGCAGCTTCCATTTGAGCGAGAGATTTATGTTGCTCTATTAATGCAACACATCGCTAAACAAAAAGAGCGCCAAGCTAATCAACGGTAGAAAATAGTAGAAAACTATGAGAAGATTATTACAAAAACAGACCCAATCGCTTCAGGCAGCTAGAGCATTGGCTCAGACTATGAGATCAGACATACCTCAGTCTGGATTGGATCCAATATATAATCAAACTGCGCCTCAAATCATCATTCAACAGAGCGGTTTTGAGCAACCATCTCCAATTGCCCCAACGGCAGCTGTTCAGCAATCGATGCCTGGTACAAAAGATCCAATCACTGAAGAGCTAAAACGCCTTGATGCTGACGTAAAACGTGGTCTTCTTGATAAAACAGGCGATGGCGCTAATGCTAATATTATCAAACTTGGCGAGCAGATAAAGAAAGCGTTTGACGGTCTTAAAAATACTTCTGCAGGTATTGATAGATCAAGAATAGGTGCTCGTGATATTCAATATGATGACGAAAGGTTATCTGCCATTCGTATGCAGGGCGAACGATATATCCCTGGCATGCGAGAGTCTCTTGGATTTGGTGAACGTGGTACATTCAGCGGTCTAAAAAATCTGTTTAGTTTATCACCACTAAAAGATTTCAAGATGGAAGATATTGATGAGCGATCACTATTTGGTGGAGCCATCAAGCGAAAAATGGCCGAAAGCCAATATGCGACAGATCAGCTTGCTATGGCCAAAACTCTTAAGGGTGATATTCGAGCTGATGTTCGTAAGAAGAAAGAATATCAAGATGAAGATGGACAATTTAGTGAAAAGATTTTTCGACAAAGAAAGATTGAGCAGTTTCGAGAGCAAAATCGTCTTCGGGGCGAGATTGGTAAAACGATTGAAGAAATCGATCGTCTCAAACACGATCAGGGGTACACCGACGAACAGATTAAGAAAACCGGATTGTATAAAACTCTTCAGCAACAAGAGCGAGAATTATCCGCTGCAGATCCAGATCGTTTTGCCCGAGACGTAAAAGAAGCTAAGAAAAAAGATATTGAATCCCAACGAGCGAATATAAAAACTGCACCATTAGCACCATTAGCAGCATCAGTAAAATCTAATGATGTTGCACCAGATATGTCTGGCATGGATGTCTCTGAGAAAGAATCAGAGCAAATGTTGGTTGTGTCTCAACAGATTGGGCTATTAAAACAAATTGAAGAAAACACTAGACCATTGAAAGGTCTTGCGTCCATTCTTAAATCTGCTATGGGTGCTACTGGTGGTGGATCTGGTGGTGGCGGTGGGT